CTTACGTATTAGCTTACCATTGACCTGTACGTTGGTACAGTGCCCAACCTGTGACCACTGGTTCTAGATATCTTACCCAATACCCACAAACCAAGTCGCTCATCCTCCCTCTTTTCTTCATGCCATCTAGTTTCTTTGTTATCATCTTTTGATACATTTCATAAAACAATGGATTTATTGAGTAACTGGCCATTGAAATAGAACCTCCCAGCCAATCTAACAGTTCGCCGATATGATAATTTTTAAATCTGTCTATCATTTGTTTTAGGTCTGGAAACCACCCTTCTGTTCTAATAGCATCTTTCAAAGATATTCTCAACTTCTTGAGTACTGGTTTAATTGAAAGTAAGCGATCCACCTCATGTTTCATTGACCCAAAAGATGACTTGTTGGCATAAATGGTATCTTTTACAGTACCTGGCTCATCTATTGGCCTATCTATATTTATTTTAGCCATTATTTCCACTTCTTTAAAAGATATCTTCTTCTTATATATATTGAAACTCTGTTGTTTTATCAGATATTTCCATTTATCTCGCAATTCCTTTGAAATAATTGGAATATCATCACTAACCAAATTAGCTGACATCTCATCCGAGGCAAGCACTTCCGCAGTTTTTGCTTCTAATGAAATATTGTAATGCAGTTTTAATTTGTCTATCAACTCCTTTTTTCTATAACCATTATTGTTTGTTATTGTTAATTTCATCTTGGGAACTTGAAATATTTTCGGTTCTATATGATCTTCTCCATTCCAATAGCCACAACCTAGTCCTCCAAGAGATTTTGGTATTGATATAGCAGCAGTTGGTATATTATGTAAACTGCACCATCTATTACTCATGTGTAACCAAAGAGCATCCAAATTTGTCTTATCCCCTATCCTTCTCCTCAAAATTTGGACATCTGAATAAATAGCATCTAATACCATTGTACCTGACCAAGGAGTATTACTCCATGGTTTCCTTTGCATTAACCCTGGGAGTACACGCCCCGGATATCCGTATGCTCTATCTCTTACCCAAGTACGCAGAAACTCATTGTTTCCAAACATTATACTAAACTTTTCTGGAGCAGCTTTTATATTCAATCTCTTATAAACATATTCCATCAATTGTAGTTTATATTTGTCGTCTGAATAAAATGATGAATCATCTCCTTTGATATACTCTTCCAAGTCAGTCATATTCATGTTAGTAATGTTATGAATAATTTTCTTATTTATATCGGTCACTACTCTGTTCCAACCGTTACCTATGAAGGCTGTCAAGAATAGTCCACTCATCAATCCTCCCAATACCTTCAGTATCAGAACAAGTGCTGTTTGAGGATTTTTGCTCTTTAAGGTAGAATTTTTAAAGCCCTCTATGGTATTACTTGCCAGTCTGTCATATTCTTCAAGGTCATAAGCGTTTTGTCTACCCACTCTTATCAACACTTTTATTATAGCTAACAACTCCTCTGTTGTAGGCTGGTGGTCAAAACCTTGATAATCAAATGGCATACCAAATAGTCTTAAGCATAAGAGTACCATCCTGTTCAGTCTATCTATTTGCTCAGAAGTTGACTCGCCACTTACAACATTTTTCCATTGCAAATAAAAATCGCTGGCACAGTAATTCATATAACACATGTTTATATAAGTTGCAAAGTCTGATGACACAGCTAGGCGTACTTTACCCAATTCGCTCTTAACTAATACATTATTTGTTTGAAAATTTGCATGCATACATAATTCATATATTTCTTCTGGAGTTAGTATATCCATAACCATGTTTTTCCGACATTTAACTCTTTTTGTTTTTGCTCCTTCCTTATCAAAAAACTCTACTGTGTAATAACCTTCCGAACTTGCACCATTTGTAATCCAAACTTTAGATTTTATGAATTCTAATAAAGACATCTTTTTGTTCCACCTTTCCGGTAATTTGTATAAACTACTTATAGCCTCTTCCTCAAAGTTGAAACCATTCTCCGTCCATGGATGTTTTTCACCTGCATGCGCTAAATTTTTAACCTCTTGGTCATAGTCAAAATCTTTCTCTGGAAGATTCTTGTATCCTGTGAGTCCTGCCAGTTCTGTGTAGTTTTGCCAATCGTTAAAATCAGCATGATATAGTTTGACCATGTTACCCATATACTTTAATTTGGTTATCATGGTATCATGGTTTTCCGTCCATATACCTGCTAATTTTAAATTCTCAAACCATTCGTAACCATATACAATTGAAGATATAACTATGTTACACACTGAGAAGTAATCATACTTACAATTAGTAAGATAGTTTAACACCGTCATTGTATCGCTGTGCGTTTCAGCCCAAGTATAGAAATCAGGATATCTACTTCTTCTGAGGGATAAATCCACTTTATTCCTCTCGGGCCATAATAACAAAGCATCAACATCCGTAACCGGTACTGTAATCAGTTTGTATTTGGGTGTATATTTACCAAATTTTTTGATTATCATATTATGTAAGGTGGACCATTTTGTAATTGTTCTTGTAGTATGTTTTAACAAAGAACTATCTCTTGGAGGTAGTTCTTGAATTTTAGACTTCAGCTCCAGGTTTGGCATCTGTTAATTTGCCGCTCTGCTCTGGTTTTTCATCATGATATGAAAAATCATTTTTCGAAGCTGAACCAATTAGAGGTTCAATTGATATTAAAGTCCTATTAAACATTAAGGCATTTGCCTGCACTTGAACTTTTTGAGATAGCCATTGTAACAACAACGTTTTGGTTATGCCATTAACCGATGGATACCATCTTCTCCCACTCAAATCTACAGTTGGCATCAAAGTTGTTGAACTATATAGATAGTTTGATAGTATTGAACCTTGACTCATTATATCAGGCTGTGCAATCTGTGGCACACATATATTTACTTGAACAGCATTGTTTTGTAAAAAAGATCTTGGGGCAGCAAGCCCTGGAGGTGTAAAATCATTGTACAACCAGGCTGTAGTACCAAAATTTGGAGTTGCCTGCCAATTTCTAATAGAATATATTGTATTATCATCATTGCGTAAATCTTGCTCTGAACCCATTACTGCATTATTCACATCACTAACAGGAAAGGTAACTTGTTGCACGCCGAGTGTCACATTCATTAATGCCTTACTATCATCACTCATCAAACCATAATTATCAGCATTGTATGGCAATGTCCATAGTGACATAAACTTAGGTAATTTCTTTGCCATGGTATAAATTTCCAAATCAGTATATAATGCCGGTACATAACAAGTACTCTCGCAAGCATTACCAGCATTAATAGCTTTAATACCCGCATAAGCATATAATACCTCAGCATTACCTTGAGGATCATTTGCTGTTAATGTGCCTTGAGGAGCCATTGTATAATCAATTATTGTCATTTCAAAACCATCCTTCGGTAGTTTTAACTCTACAACTGTTTCCAAAATTTTGTTAATAGTTGGAGCGGCTAAAGCCCGCAACAACATAGATGATTCAACTGTGGCATAAAGTTTCCTTATTTTACGACGCCAGGTTTCCATTTGCAGAATATTGTTAACCTGATATTCATTAAATGGAGCCACAGCTGATGGTCTAACAAAAATAGCATTGTTGTAAAAATTTACAGGCTTTTGCATTGCAGCATAAAATATGTGATAAGCAATAGCCAATGATCGGAAAAAATATTTTTGTGCCTGCCAACACTCATTGTGTGTCAATAACTGAGTTAGAGTAGTTGTGGCCTTTTGTTCTTCTGGAACTATACAATTTAATAACACTGCTGATACCCAGCTTAAACTGAAGGTAGGGACACTAAAATCATATGTAGTAGGCTCAGCACGTGGAAAATTACCTGTCACAAAAGTTGGACGAGTGTCATTAAATAATATTGTATCTCGACTGTGCGCATCTTCATTAGGCAAACCCAAGGCATTATTACCCGGTATAGATACTGTCAGTGGTCTAAGCCTAGTACCTGTAGCTAAGGATATTGACACACCCATTTCCATATCAGCCAAGCGACCTAGACTTTTACAAAATAAGCAACCAATATTGTAAATAATATTACTATTAAGATAGGAAGACCAACTTCTCACAAAAGCAGCTGATGAATATATGAAAGCGTTGTTTACTGGTGATATTTGTAAAAATGCATTAGCTGGCCAATTTTGATTAGCAATAGGACCAAATCTAAAGTCAAACATCGATGAATCTTGAGCTTCTGCCAAATCAATTGGAGGTAATCCTGCCGATTGGACAGGAACTAAGAAAATTATATTGTCCCACCCTTGTGTTACTATTAAATTAATCATCATCACAAATCTTTGCAAGGCTGGATTAATATTATTCAAGTCTGTAGTGTTCAACAATATACTAAAAAAACTAATTGGACCAGGACATAATATTAATAAGAGGATAGCCAAAACTAAACTTGGATCAATCGTATTACCAAACCATCCGGCTGGTACCCACATAACATGATTCAATTCATCCGGACTCAAGCCCGAACAAGCAGTTACAACTCTAAAAGCACAACAATTTGGATCTGGACCTACTGACTCGTAGTTTTGTCCAAAAGGGAAGAATGGTTGTGAGTTAGCGCCTGCACCCCCACAATTCTCCCCATTAGGCATAGCTTGATCCCAACCTGTTAAAGTAGTATTCCCCGTTTTTGTAGAGACTTTTGTCCATGAATCCACAGCATTTGCCTGCCCACCCAATGGTAGACCAATTACATTTTTGAGAGCAGAATAAATTGCACAATACTGACCTATCCTAATACCCACTGCTACTATAGAATCTGCACCACCTGTCTTATTCACCGTAGCATTAAGACCCATACCTGTGTGGAAACCATTCCCAAATAATACTATATCCATTGCTCTAGCGTTATTTGACATAACAATTCTAGGTAACAACCTCCCTTCTGCCATTAATTGACTGGCTGCTTGCCATATGGCACCTGTAGTATATCCTCTTAGTTTTGCGGTAGTAGAACCTATCCTTACAAAACTTAATCTGAAAGGATCCGCAATTAAGACTCCGCCCGCAGCGCCTCCCGCTCTAACTGTTCTAGGATATATTAAGGCTTCTCTAGCTGACACATGAATAGGTGTAGCTATAGTACCATTCGCATTTACTGCTCCTGTTACTATATCGTCCATTACCGTTGTGTCTACCGCTATATTGTTATAAACTGGAGCTATACCTGACACATTTATAATAGCATTTTTAATATTGAATATTTCTGCTTTTGTTGGAATATATGATGTTAAATCTACACCTGACATTAGTGCCTTAATAGCTGTTAAAGTCATAGGAAAAGACTCTGTAGTATTACCATTGTATGAATGAGCTAATTTATTTCTTTTTTTACCTGATAAGGCCCAATTGCCATTTACGCTATGTGTTAATTGGTTATTATTTTCTTGCTTAACTTCCTCAAATTCTGAGTCAGAAGCAACAACTAAAAGTTGGGTTCTATTTTCTGTTTCATATTTTATTTCCCTCTTCCTTTTATTTTCACTTTGTGTTAATCCTAATATATCAATTACCGTATACACATCCTCGCCAAAAACTAAAGAATACAGATCTTCAAACTCCTGATTATGTAATAATTTGTTGTTTATACCTCGAGAAAAAATCGTAGCTAAAACTTCTTTACCATCGCTGTTAGGTCCAATGTTTTTGTTCAGATAACAATCTATCACAATCCTCGCCCAATCATTCTTATCAGCATCAATCCAAAATTTATACACAATTTTAGCCATATGTTTAGCTAACCTATAATCTGGGCGCTTGTATATCAACCAGGTAGCAAAGTGTGCTTGAGTCGATATGCCCCGTTTTACCCTCGCAACTTGCTCCTGATAATTAGCGTTACCTGCTGGTAATATAGGTTTTATATTTCTTTTGGGGTCACCACTCCCTTTCTTTTTCTCTTCTTTCACATCATCATTTTCTTTATCCGCTGCCTTAACTATTTCATCCAAATTACCAATATTAAGACTTACATCGAAAGTAGAACTAACTAGACCAGTATTTTGCAAGTCAATTTCAGCATCTGCGTCTTGCAACAATTCTAGTACCAAGTATATGTTTACACCTCTTAGTGCGCCTCTCTCTGACCATTTACATCGTAATCTGCCCAATAATCTTGAAATATTCTTATCTCTTTGATAGTTTGCTTCATCCTCAATATCCCTATTTTGATCTATTTCATACTCTTCCTTAATTTCATTCTGTTTGGCTAATGATAATTTTGTATACGATGTATTGCCGTTTACCGTATGCATGAGTTTATTCCGTTGTTTTCTAGTTAGGTAGTCAGTATTTGGGTTGTTAGGCAAGGTTAAAGAATCAATTTTTACACTAGGGGTTCCTGGAAAATAATACATTAGAGGAGGACCAGTTATCTTATTTGTAGAATAATATGGAGCTACTGATATTGTCCCATTTACATAAACATCACCCACAAATGAGGCACCAGAAACAGCAACTACATTTGTCACGCTTACCGATGGTGTTCCCGCTATACCTATCATTTCACCTGGTGCAATGTGTACTGATGGTATACTTGCTATATTTAACGTAGGCAATGAACCAATAGATAACGGCACACTAGCAGTTGCACCATAAGTAGGAATAGCGTCAGTTGGATCACTAACAAAACTATTCGCTACCCAACTATCTAAAGCATTATGAACTACTGAATTTATCGTTCTAGTTGTATGTGTTATAAAATTACCAGTGCTATCGACAATTTGCGCTTTAATAGTTGGTGTGCCTGATATCGTCACTGGTACTGTTGCAGCAATAGATACTGGCACCGTTGATGCAATTGAAACTGGTATGGTTACACCCGGAATAATATTTGTGATACTTACTGGCAGCACATTATCAGCTATATTGATAATAACAGTACCTACAGCTAAATTTGTTGCGACTAATGGCAACAAATAGTATGAACCATATCCCTGCGCTGCACCTGAACATGACCCAACAGTAAAATATTGGAAAAAGAAATAATAAGTTGCAAATACAGTGGTTGTTATATTTAAAATATTTCTATGTACTATAGTGGAAGATGTGCCCGTGTCAGTAGAACCATGTATATTATTAGTTATTACAACACCAGTAGATGTTCCCATCCTAGGTTGTACAGACATCTGATTAAAGGTTGCACTATCAAGACTAAAATATAAATCAGCTGAAATAATACTTCCATCAATAAAATTATTACCAGAAAAGTAACTAGGGATAGCTGTTACAAAAAACCCATCAAATCCATACCCATTAGCCGCAGTGCCAAAGACAGTTGTGGTTTCAATCTCCCACAAACCAAGTGGTAATGGTTGGTTTGACGGTATAAATGAGCCACTAATTTGTCCAGCGCATCCGTTAAGCACCGCAACTGCCCTTAGGTTATTTGTATTACCATAAACTGGATCAGCACTTATCTCCATGACCATACACAACAAACTTATTAACGACAAAAATAAAGTCAAATACATATTCAATTTTGTTGCACAATTTGGACAATGTATTATAGCACATGGTTGTGTTATCTTCACTGGCTTAGGATGTTCGAAGGCAATAGACGATTGTGCCTTTTCTTCATTTACTGTCTTGGCCAATACTACAGTAGGCTGGTACTTGCCAAAACTACGTATATTTTCTTCAGTTGTTAAATTTTGTAATTCTCTACTTTGCCTTAACTGTACATATGCTTTGGCTAGTTGTTGACACTCCTTCTTAGTCTTAGCAGAAAATGTTTTTACTAATTTATTATCCAAACTTACACCATAATTAAATATCATAGAGTGTGGTTGACCAATATGCGTTAATTCTACAATATTGTAATCACTGGCATGTGTCTCCAATCCAGTAGCTTGATTGCCATTAATGGCATGTGTCTCTGAATTATGCCGTGCGGCTTCAACAGCTCTGCGATGATTGCTCTGTTGTATTAAAATGCTTCTCTCACTATATCTGACCCAGGCATCTGGTTCCGGAGGTAAGCCCACAGCATATTCATAACCGTCAGCCCAACTGGCCGCTTCCCCTATTGTATCTCTAACTAGATTCCAATCTCTTGCTATCTGTACATCCTTTCTTGGGACATTTGTAGGAATACACAATGTTAGTTCCCAGATAGAATCTATACGCAGTCGATCCTCCTCCTCTTCTCGTATTATTCTACCCCTCTCATTCATACGAATTTGTTCCACTTCATCAGCCATAGCTAGATCAACATTATCTTGTTTGTGTTCTGACTCCTCATCCGAATCAATCTCATCTGTTGTAACTAGACTTGTATCAGTTTGTGAATCTGGATCATCTGTATGGCCTAGAAAATCATCTGTCGGGTTAGATTCAATGTCTGAGTCTTCGGCAACAACTATATCTTGGCTTCCCACCGTAACCAAATCGCAGTCACAACTATTTATCCTATCACCGCATATCTCACACTGCACATATATAAATTCCCTTTCATCATCGGCTATTACACCGGAGCATTTACAACAATTACAATTAATATACCAACTATAGCAACTATCACAAGGAAAAAAATAATCTAGTTGATTATCACAAAAATTATTCACATCTTCATTATTATCTATCAAACTAAAATCAAATTCATAATCAGCATAACCATTAATACAATACTTTGACAGATGCGCATATCTGAATTTCCTGTTCCTATGCATCCTACAAGTATGAGTACCAATTGCCAATCTATATGGAGTAGCCCATTCAAAATTATCATAAATCTCACTATCTGTCTTCTTAAATAAAAGAGTATTACCATCCATAATATTACTCTTATATTCTTTGCCATCTGTCTTAAGATCAGTGACAATATGAGAGTTCTGTGCTAATGAACTCACAACATTTCTTTGCAATTCTGACGCTGCTACGTTTTTTTGTTCAAACGACATTTTTGAAAACCGAATTGTCTTTGGTGAATTAAATTATCGGACTTTATCCCTGGCATCCGCCAGTTAGATTTAAACCACCTAGTAACATGAACTCTACATCAGCGGGAAATGGCTCCCCCCTCATGAACATATAGCCCGGTCCAACCGTCTCTCTATACATCCACAAACAGGAATTCCTCACTAGTACATAGCCTAGTGGTCCTCCTCCGCGGACCTAATGCGCACTAACCTTGTTACAGTACAATTAGTGGTATGTGATTACTTTCTTTAAGCCGTAATCACCCGTATCCCAATTACAAAGATACTAACTTGACTTAGAGAGAAAATAGAAACTCAATAAATAAAATACATAAATTACAAATGTACTCATAAAGCAGCCCTCT